CATAGCAACGGCGCCAACACCAATGCTGGCCCAATACAATCGCGTATTAACAGCTAAAATACTAGCAGTTAATAATACAATTGCAATTTGAAATAAGGATCCTGCATAAGTATACCAAGGAGATCTTGCTTTAGCAACACTTCGTTCTTCCTCAAGTTTACGAGCTTTAGCCATTAGATCTTTCTTGCCTTCTTTAGGTTCATTTTCATAACGATCTATTTTGACCTGTAGTACTTCTACCTTTTTAGTGTCCTTAGCACGAATGGCATCATCTAATGCCATTTCTGCTAGTGTCTGTTTGATAGATTTTGCTTGGTAAAAAGCCCATGTATTGTTTGCATCAATAGTATTATTTAAAACCTTACTAGAATTGCTACCACCCATAAGAGTATTAATGGCCAGCAAAGCAGCCAATACGGTAATAAGCCATCCTGCTTTATCTTTAATTTGCGCTTCTCTTTCGCTTCTTGATAATTGTTTGGGTGCATCAGACATAAATTTCTCCTTATTCTATTGATTTTCTATATGATATATAATATAATGCTATATTATTTATGTCCCAAAGGTTTTTACAATGAAATTTTATACTAGCGTAAATCTATACGGTAATAGTATTTTAGTACGGGGTGTGAATAATGGTAAAAAAGTACAAGATCGGGTCAATTTTAAACCATCGCTTTTCTTTAAATCCAAAAAAGAATCAGAATTTAAATCGTTATTTGGTGAGAACTTAGAAGAATTAAAATTTGAAAGTATCGGCGAGGCAAGAGATTATGTTTCTAGATATAAACAAGTTGAGAACTTTCCGATCTTTGGAAACACCAATTATACTTATCAGTATATTACTAGCACATTTCCAGACAATGTAGAATTTGATATAACTCAAATGAAAATATGGTCTTTGGATATTGAAACATCTGCGGATCTCGGATTTCCTGATGTAGCAAATCCTAATGAAAAAGTATTGATTATTACCATGCAGGATTATGTAACAAAGGAATTAGTTTCCTTTGGTTTAAATCCTTTTAAAGTAACTTCTAACAGACACACTTATATTGAATGTAAAGATGAAGTAACATTACTAAGAAAATTCTTGGAATATATTTCCGAAGATCATCCCCATATTATTACAGGATGGAATGTGGAGTTCTTTGATATCCCATATCTATGTAATCGAATCACTAAAATTCTAGGAGAAGATGAACTTAAAAAGATGTCTCCTTGGAAAGTCGTTAATGAAAAGCGAATCTTTAAACTAAAGAAAGAGAATATTTCTTTTGAGGTAATGGGCATCGCAATTTTAGATTATTTAGATCTCTATAAAAAGTTCACATATTCAAATCAAGAATCATATAAATTAGATCACATTGCCAAAGTAGAGCTAGGCAAAGAGAAATTAAACTATGATGAGTTTGATTCTTTCTCTGCATTTTGGAAAGGTGATTGGCAAAAATTTGTAGACTATAACATTCGAGACGTAGAACTTGTCGACGAACTTGAAGAGAAGATGAAATTAATTGAACTTATTCTTACAATGGCATATGACGCAAAATGCAATTTTATTGACATTTTCTCAGCAGTAAGAACTTGGGATTGTATTCTATATAATGAATTGTGGAAACGAAATATTGTTGTCCATCAACGAGTAGAAAGACCAGGTAGACAAATTGCGGGTGCGTATGTTCAAGAACCTCGACCAGGCAAATATGATTGGGTAGTATCATTTGATGCAACTAGTCTGTATCCTAGTATTATTATGCAGTATAATTTGTCGCCGGAGACAATGGTTCCTCAGTATAGTAAAGATATAACTGTAAACAAACTTATTTCTAAAAGTGTTAATCTTGATGACTTGAAGGATGAAGATTATTGCATGACGGCAAACGGATATTGTTTCACAAGAAAAAAACAAGGCATCTTTCCTGAGATTGTTCAAAAATTATTTAATGATCGTACACAGTATAAAAAGCTAATGCTCGAGGCACAGACTCAGTACGAAGAAACAAAAGATAAGAAATGGCAAAAAGAAATATCTAAGTATAATAACTTTCAGATGGCTCGAAAGATTCAGATGAATTCTTTATTTGGTGCAATGGCAAATGAGTATTTTAGATTTTATGATGATCGAATTGCTGAAGGTATTACTTTAACAGGCCAGTTTATTATTCAATATATTGGCAAGTCATTAAATGAGTATTTGAATAAAGTATGCGGAACAAAAGATTATATCTATTCTTTTTATTCTGACACTGATGCTTGTTATATTACATTAGATCCATTGGTCAAAAAATTCTATAAAGATATGCCCGGAGATAAAGTAGTAGGCATATTGGATAAAATTTGTAAGGATAAAATTGAAGAATTCCTAATGCAATGTAGCAATGAAATTGCAGATTACAGCAACGCATTTGAAAACAAAGTTTACTTTAAACGAGAGGTTATAGCAGACAAAGGCATTTGGGTAGCAAAGAAACGCTATGCTTTGAATGTATATAACAACGAGGGAGTTCAATATGCAGAACCAAAGCTAAAAGTTATGGGATTAGAAATTGTTAGATCATCTACACCCGAACCAATTAGAGATGGTTTACGAAAAGCGGTTAAAATGGCACTAACGGATACCGAAGAAAACCTGCAAGAATATATTCGTAATTTTGAAGAAATGTATCGTAAATTACCTCCGGAAGATATATCTTTTCCTCGAGGTGTAAATGGGTTAAATAAATATACTGACAGATCAAATATATATAAACAGGCGACCCCGATGCATGTCAGGGGAGCACTTCTTTATAATTTCTATCTTGAAAAAATGGGATTAGATAAAAGATATGAAAAAATTAAAGAGGGTGATAAAATTAAATTTATATATTTAAAAGAGCCCAATACTATTGGTGAGAATTGTATAGCATTTAATACTGTTATACCGCCCGAATTAGATTTGAAAAAATTTGCAGACTACGAAACAATGTTTAACAAATCTTTTCTAGAACCCATGAATACAATATTAGATGGTATTGGCTGGTCGGCAAAGCCGCAAGCAACCTTAGAAGGATTATTCGGATGAAAAAAATACTACTCGCAATTTTACTATTACCTTTAGCATTATTAGCTAATCCAATAGATGACAATTGTCCTCAATTTGTTTTACATGGTGCACCCGTAAGTAAAATAAAAGACAGTCAATATTTGTGCAAAACAAATTATGCGATACATTATAGATATGATACAAAGACTGCAGAATATGTTGTAGAACATCTTACTGTAGAAGCAATCAAAGGACCGGCAAAACGAAAAGATGATTTTCGACCAGACCCAGCAATTGCAAAAGAACATCAATCTTTATTGTCGGATTATGCAGGCAAACCATATGACAGGGGACACTTATCGCCAGGTGCAAACAATACGCAAAATGAAGTTATTATGAGCGAGTCATTCTTTTTGTCTAACATGGTTCCGCAAGTGCCAAATCATAATAGAGGTATTTGGAAACAATTAGAAACGTATATTCGTAATTGGGCAATTGAAGGTAAAGATATCTACGTTATTACAGGTACAATTTATGATGCAGATAAATCGTTAACCATTGGTCAGAATAAGGTAGGGGTACCGTCAAGCTTATGGAAAGTAATTGTGGATAAAAATACATCTAAAGGAATTGGATTTATTTTACCGAACAAACCTTTGCCTGTAGCGGACTTATCAAAATATGCTACAACTATTGATGAAGTAGAAAAAGCAACAGGGCTGAATTTCCATCCCGATTCAAAAGAATTTGAGGAAATGGAATCAGCCAAACCGAATCTAACAGAATGGTCTGGTTTAAAATAATATAGACAAGACACAAAATATATATTATAATATACAATATACTTAAGGAGTTATTATGTCGTTACTTGACAAATTGAAAAAGAATTCTACAATCAAAGAAACTGAAGTTCTAAACAAATCTAAATTCTTTAACAAAAAGGATATGATTCAAACTTCAGTTCCAATGGTTAATGTTGCCCTGTCGGGCAGTTTAGAGGGTGGGTTGACCCCAGGGTTAACAGTATTCGCAGGTCCCTCTAAACATTTTAAGACTGCGTTTTCCCTTTTACTTGCTAAATCTTATCTGGACAAATATGAAGATGCTATTGTTTTATTTTATGACTCTGAGTTTGGTAGTCCTCAATCTTACTTTGATTCCTTTGGGATTGATACCTCCAGAGTATTACACACACCTATCACCGATATAGAACAACTAAAGTTTGACGTTATGTCTCAGATCAATAACATTGAACGAGGCGATCATGTTATTATTGTAGTTGATTCTGTAGGCAACCTTGCTTCTAAGAAAGAAGTTGATGATGCGCTTGAAGGTAGGTCTGTTGCAGATATGACTCGGGCAAAGCAAATGAAATCTTTGTTTAGAATGATTACACCTCATTTAACTATTAAAGATATTCCTGCAGTTGTTGTTAATCATACCTATTCCGAAATTGGTCTATATCCTAAGCAAATTGTTTCTGGAGGTACAGGTATTTATTATTCTGCAGATAATATTTTTATTATTGGTCGCCAACAAGAAAAAGACGGTGCAGATGTAGTAGGATATAATTTTATTATTAATGTAGAAAAATCTAGATTTGTTAGAGAAAAATCTAAGATTCCGGTTGAGGTA